ATCAGGCAGAGGAAGCAGCTAGGCTCATAGAGCAAGCAGCAACCAAGGCAGGTGAAGCTTTAGCTTTCCGGTGTCCTGTTAATGCTGAGGGTAAGGTTGGCGACAACTGGAAACAGACGCATTGATAGGCGGTTATAGGTCTGCCGTTCAGACTGTTTTTATATTGGAGAATATTATGAGTGAAGAAAAGAAAGCGATTAAGCTGAAGGCTGATGTGTTCTGGTGTCAACACAACAAAGTGAATGACATGTCTGGTAAGTTTCAGTTGAACTTGTGTAACCTGTCTGATGCTGCTGTTGAAGCACTGGAAGACATGGGTATCAGTGTTCAAACTGGTGAAGATAAGAAGGCTGACATGGGCAGGTACATCACTTGCAAATCAGAGAAGCCTATCCGTGTCTTCGATACAGACAACGATGAAATCACTGAAGCTATTGGCAACGGTAGTAAGGGTAAGGCACTTGTGTCTTCCTACTCTTGGACATACAAGAACAAGAAAGGTGTTAGCCCTTCATTGAAGAAGCTAGTCATCACTGACTTGGTAGAGTATGCTTCAGCAACTGGTATTGATGCAGATGATGAGGACGTATTATGAACATCACTATTACATTAACATTAGACCAATTGAATTTGGTATTGGCAGCACTTGCTAAGCTTCCCTTTGAAGCTGTTACAGACACCATTGCTATCGTTCGAGAGCAGGGTATGAAGCAGATTCAAGCGGCTGAGGCAGCTAAAGCAAACGAGCAACCTACGATTGTTGAAGAAGTTGCTTAATGAAAGCTCTATTCGATAGCGATATATTCGCTTATCGGGCAGCATCCGCATGTGAGGACGAAGACGAAGCAACGGCACAGCGAACACTGGATCGTTTAATTGTTGATGTCCTTATGTGCGGTGTTGATAACATCTATCCTGATTGCTTCGTGGATAGTTGGAGCATGCACCTAACAGGTAAGAACAACTTTCGCTATGAGATAGCTACCACTGTGCCTTACAAAGGTAACAGAGTGGACAAGCCTAAGCCAAAGCATTTAGCTTTCCTTAGAGACTATCTTGTTAAGGAGTGGGGTGCTTCTATATCTGAAGGTGAAGAAGCTGATGACACCATTGCCATTGAAGCTACAAAGCTTGGTGACAATTGTGTCATTGTGTCTTTAGACAAAGACTTAGATCAGATTGTTGGATGGCATTACAACTTTGTTAAACATCTAGGCTACTACATCAAACCAGAGGAAGCTCTGGTTAAGTTGTATACGCAGATGCTAACAGGTGATGCTGCTGATAACATCAAAGGATTGTTCCGTGTTGGTCCAGTGAAAGCAGCCAAGATAATTGGGGACACAACAGATGAACTTGAGCTATACAACAAAGTGTTGGAAGCTTACGAGGGTGATGCTGAGCGTGTGTTAGAGAATGCTCAGCTTCTTTTTCTACGCAGATACGAAGGACAAATATGGACTCCTCCACAAGCTTAAAGCCTAATGACATTGCACTAATACTTCGTCCTACTATCGTAGATGGTGTATATCAAAAACACTTTCAGGTGTTAGTCAGTGGCTTTGGACCACTCACTATCAGTGAAGATGATATTAATAACCTGATTGGTATGGCTACTATATTGGCAGCAACTGTACAGTATATGGAAGAAGATGAACAACTTGCTAACAAGCTTGTTGAGTATTGCGGTAAGATGTTTGGTGATGTTGGTGACTTCTTTTACAACGCAGATCATGATAGCTTTGGTGATGGCAACTTCACCATTGACACTAAGACAGTTGGAGGCATCCAATGAATGTAGATGACACATTGATACAGCGTGGCGTTAGGTATGGCAACTACAAAGAAGATGTCTCTAGGGTTTCACAAGCTTTGAAAGAAGTTGTTAGGTCTGGTGCTGAGTGGAAAGAGATGGATGATGATATGAAGGAAAGCCTTGATCTCATCTGTAACAAAATCTCTCGCATTGTGAATGGTGATCCTTGGTATCATGACTCATGGCATGACATCATTGGTTATGCTAGGTTGGTAGAAGAAAGACTGGAACGATTATGATATCTGTTGACATCCATCTGAAGGTATTATTTAAACCACAAGACCTACCCAATGTTTACTTGAATGAGGAAGTGCTGAGTGAAGCCATCACTGAAAACTTAACTGCTTCGTTGGAACGAATGGATGCACAGGATGTCATCTTTAGTTTCGTTGATATCGAAGGACTAGAATGAAAGTTAATTCAGTAACCATTAGAGAAGCCAGTAATGGCTTTGTTGTTGAGCATGTAGCTGAGGGAGAATACGATAAGTATCTTTCTGAGTTTGTTGCTCTAGATATTGACGAAGCACTGGCAATAGCCAGAGATCTATTTGTGCATTACGATGCTGCTGACATGTCGCATCTAGTAGATACACCAATTGGTAGATAATAAAAAAAGGAATGGTGGTGAATGGACTGACGCTAGGTTCAGAAGCTTTGTCACCTCTGCACTGAGAGCTGCATCTAGGCGTTGGCCTCCTAAATATAAAGCACTCAAAGAAGCTTTTGTAGGTAGGAAAGAAAATAAGAAGACTGGTAAGCTTGCGATGCATTACAAATGTACCAAGTGTAAGAAACACTTTGTTGCAGCAGATGTTCAAGTAGATCATAAGCTGCCAGTGGTAGATCCTAAGACAGGGTTTGTTAGTTGGGATGATTTTATTAACCGCATCTTCTGTGAGATAGAAAACCTACAAGTGATGTGTAAGCCTTGTCATAAGGTGAAGACAGAAGAAGAGAAAGCAGAAAGGAAAAAGAAATGAATGTAATATTACTAGAAGAACATGAAGATGGTAGTGCCACCTATACATTTGATTTAACAGTGGAAGAGCGTGACATCCTACTGAGCTTGGGTATAATGACAGCCATCAAGAATGGCATTCAAGAAGGAAAGAAATATGTCGGTAACACTGATCTGGGCTACACCAAATGCGGAACACCTGATAGCGTACATGGCGAGGGTGAGCAACCCAGAGAATCAGGACAATCCTGAGACAGCACCTAAGCTGCTGAAGTATTTGATGGACAACAAACACTGGAGTCCATTTGAGATGGTGAATGTGTGCATGGAAATTACGACAACCCGTGACATTGCACGACAGATATTGCGACATCGTAGCTTTAGCTTCCAAGAATTCTCACAACGCTATGCCATTTCCTCACGCTATGAAACCAGTGAGGTGAGGCTACAGGATAACAAGAACAGACAGAACTCTATAGCCGTTCAGGACCGAGAATTGATGGCGGTGTGGGATGAGCTACAGACAGATGTTTTGGTGGCTTCTAGGCGGTCCTATGAGGCTGCATTGAGCCTTGGTATAGCCAAGGAGGTAGCACGAAAGGTGTTGCCTGAAGGACTAACCACCAGTAGAATGTACATGAATGGTACTCTTAGAAGTTGGATGCACTATGTTGATATTCGTTGTGACAAAGCAACACAGAAAGAACATCGTGATGTAGCAGACCAATGTAAGGTAGTGCTAACAAACTTATTTCCATCTCTATTTGTAACTGGCAAGTAGAAGTCAACTGAGGTATAACTACCTTTCCTTTCGGGAGCTTCGGCTCCTATTTTTTCCACCACAGCAGGAGTATTTTTATGGCAAAGTTTAAGGTCAGTATTGACCTGTCTCGGGATAGTTTGTTCGATGAACTAGGCATCCAGAGATTGAGAGAAAGTTATATGAAGGATGAAGAAGTTAGTCCTCAAGAAAGATTTGCTTATGTTTCGGAATCGTTTGCTTCAAATCAGGAACATGCTCAGCGACTGTATGACTACAGTAGCAAGCACTGGCTTAGCTACTCTACACCTATCCTATCTTTTGGTCGCTCTAAGCGTGGCCTCCCTATTAGCTGTTTCCTTAATTACATGGATGATAGTGCAGAAGGCTTGGTCGATAACCTATCAGAAACTAACTGGCTATCCATGTATGGTGGTGGTGTTGGGGTTCATGTTGGTATCCGCAATGGTGACGATAAGTCTACTGGTGTTATGCCCCACCTCAAAATCTACGATGCCAGTTCCTTGGCCTATCGTCAAGGCCGTACAAGACGAGGTAGCTATGCTGCCTACCTAGACATTCACCACCCTGACATCATCCAGTTTCTGGAGATGCGTAAGCCCACTGGTGCTCAGAAGGTACGCACTCTAAACCTACATAAC